AAAACATTGGTGTATCAGTTGGACTAATATTATATATAATATCACTCAACTGCTCACGTATGCCCTTCATATCATAGGTATCAAAAGTATTTGTTGGCTGTGCCATACTTATCTCCTAAAGTTGTTGTGCTTCTGTCCAAGCAAGAAAAGCATCTTTTGTTTTCTTATCATTCCCCTTATTGGGAGTTTTGCTTTGAGAAGCCATTGCTTTTTGAATCGCAGACGCACTTTCCGAAGAGATAGTTTGTGAACCAGATGCAGTTACTCTAGGAACTCGTTTAACTTTTTTTCCGTCTAGTTTTGCTTTTTTTAATTTATCTAATTGCATTGCGTTGTACGCCACCAAAACTGTTCTATGATCGGTTAAATTAACAAGTTCACTTTCAGTATAACCTTGTGATGTTAAAAAACTTTTAATATCATTTCGTATTTTTTCAGCTTTATTTGGATCAGCCAAGGCAGGTATTTTTTCAATCAATTTTTGTTGTTCATTTTGTAAAACAACTTTCATCTTTTTTTGATATTCTAATGCCTGATCTTGTTTTTCTTTTTCCAATTCAGCTTTTAATTTCATCTGCCGTTCACGTTCTTTTGTAACCATCGCTTGTGCTTTAACATATTCAGTTGGATCTTCTTCAAAGAGACGTTCCAATTCTGCATCGCTAATGCTAGGTGGTTTAAAATTTCCTACAACTTCTTCTAGTCGTTTAACGTATTCGGATTTTTTTTGATTAGCCACGTTCATTTCATCTAAAATTTTTTGACGTTCTTCCTCTAGGGATTTACGTTCTTCACTTAGCTTAGATGTTTTTTGTCGGTAATCAGAATCTTTGGCGTAACCACTTTGTAATTCTTCTAAACTAACTTTAATAGTCTCGCCATTGACTTTGACTTCATAAAGTTGCTCGTCAGTTTCCGTTGTGGTGTCCTCAGACACTAATTCCAAATCGTCAGGGGTTAATTCCTGCGTTTCACTTTCAACTTCAGTAGATGGTTCTACAGTTGTCTCTGGTGTTGTGTCCTCATTCCCTGTGGCCTGGTCGTCTAATTTAGTAGAGTCCAAAAGGTTGATGATTTCACTTTCTGCTGTTTGCTGTGTAAGCGCAACAGATTCCTTTACAGGTTGATCTGCCATAATACTCCTTAATTTTTAATTAAAAATTTTATTTTTTTGAATGTCGGTCAAAGACTTATTCGCCAATTTTCCTGTCTCCATGACAGAAGTAATTTCGTTGATAAGAGATTCCAACATTTTACGCATGAGAAAAATCTTTTCTCTTGCTTCGGTATCTCGAAGAGGAGAGTTTAACCACTCTTGGTTTAATCTATCTTCGATTTTTTTTACTGCATCAGTAAAAATTTCGTTTTCTAGGACTTCTTTTGCAAGATTACCTAGATGAATTTCTTTCGACATATTTATATTCCTGATTCGTTATCAGTGTAATCGTCTGCGTCTCCGTAAGCTGTATTTCCTTGATAAAAATTATTACCCATATTACCACTAGGAACAAATGTATCTTGATTATTGTTTTGATAATTGTTTGATTGTATTTGTTGCCAAGCATTATTAATTTCATCTTTTTGACTTTGCGATACAGTTTTAGCATTATTCATTTTAGCTACCCAATCTCCATCAAATTTATCAGGAACAATAGAACTATCTCCTGAAGAAGCAGCAGCTTGTAATGTATCTATTGCATCGTCCATCGAACCAAAAGCAACTGTTTGACCATAGCCTGTTACAAAATTACCATCACTATTATAATAACCACCTGAACCTGTATGATAAACTACATCATTATTAGGACCAGAAGGAGAAAATTGATTAAAAATAGCATTTACAGATTTAGCTGTGCCAGGAATTTTAACTACTCCTGATGAACCAGCAACTCTTAAATTTTCATTTAATAATTTTGATAATTCGTTTGCTTTTTTAAATGCTTGGGAAAATTCTGCAAATGTTTTGTTTTTATCTCCTTCTAAAAACATTTTTTTACTTTTTAGAGCTTTAATGAATTGATTATACTGTCTATCGTTTAACATTTGTATAGGAGCTTCTGCCATTTTAAAACCAAAACCTAATAAACCAGGAGGAGTATCAGCATCACTTACTTGTTGTGGGCCTAACAAAGTTCCGTCTTCGCCAACATACCCTTTGTTTTTTCCAAAATTCATTAATTCTTGTTCACTCATTTGACTAAAAGGAACACCAGTTATATCTAATGTTTCTGGGTTTTGATCTCTTATTGTTCCATATCTTTCCGTTGTGATGGAATAATCTGTTGTATTATTTTGTTCTCCACCATAATTAATATTAACTTCTGTATCTTCTTCTTCATCATCATTAGTAGGTACTTGCCCTTCAACTTGTGGAACTACTTCGTATTGTGCAAAATTTTGTTGTGGATTAGGTTTAGCTTTGTAAGGGAATTGATTAAACATTCCAAAATTAGAATCATATCCTGTAATTTGATTTTCCGTTAAACCTTTAGATAACAATTCATTAAAAATTGGCAAAGTATATTCATAACGCATTTGTCCTGTACCACTTGGATCAATACCTAGTAAGTTTGTTAAATAATCACTTTGCGCCATTTAAGTTTTGTCCTCTATACATATTTTGCATTGCTGTATTTTCTAAATCTGCAGCTTTTCTTAATTCAGCAGAATCATTTTTTTCTGCTTCAATTTTAAGTTTAGTTTCTAATTCTAAAATCTTTTTCTGCATGTCGTAAACCATTTCTTCACGTTTTTGTTGTATGTCTGCGACAGCTTTTTGTTTACCTGCTTCTATTTCTGCCATTGCTGCCATGAGAAGAGGATTTTCTTTCATTGGGTCTGGTGGAGGTGGAGGTGGTACTGTTGCAGGATCAACAAAGAAAGGTTGTGCAGAATTAAATCCTGCATTTATAACTAACTTTTCTAACGTGTTATAAATTTTATTTTCATCTACTAATCTGCCATAGCCACCTTCTTTAACTAACATTTGTTGTATTTGTAAAATTTGTGATAGCAAATTAACTCGTTGATCAGTATTACCTGTACCTAATCCAACTTGAATAGAAACGTCCATTTCTTTATCAGCCCAATCCATAGGTTTCATTTCTACAAAATTATTACGTAGTCTAATTATTCTACCTTTGTCTTGATACTTGGTAACAAGTTGCATGATACATTTAAATAAATCTTTAACTCCTGTCTCTGCAAATATTCTAGCTATTAATTCTATTCTTTGCGTACTTGCATTTACTAAAGCATTAACAGATGTGGCAGTAGTGTGTGATTTTTGTATCGTATTAGGGTCTGCTCCCATTTGAGAACGAGAAATACCAGTTCTAGCTTCTTTTAATTGATCTATTTTTTCTAACATAGCTAGACCTTCATTTAAAAATGATGGCGTAGCTAATGGGGTTACTGCCCCTGGACCTTTAGTTCTAACAATACCACCAGGTCTGCTAGAAATTAAATCATCTAATTGTACTTGCCCATCAATAACAAGATGTCTTGCATTGTTTTGCAAATACATGTTGTCCATTGTTTGACGAAGAACAGTAGATTTCATTAATTGTAAATCCATGACTAAGTCTGCAACACTCATTCCGTAGAAAAGGTGTGGCATAGGGATTGGCGTAATCATCGAGAAAGGAAGATAATCAATTTCTTCATTATCAAGAATTATACTTTCATTACCACCAATCGTAATTTTTCGTAAAGTAGGTTTACCTGTTTTTTCGTAATCAATTTTTGTATAACATTCTACAATACGCACATAGTCTGTTGATCTATCAATACTTTGATATTCTGTTTCAGGAGATTCTGTTTGGTATAATTCTCTTTCTGTGTGTTCTTGATTGTAGAAACCATCAGTATAACTAGGAAGTTTATCGACAAGTTTTTTATCAAAACCCATTTCAATAACTTCAGCTCTTGTTTTAATAACTCTGTGTCCAACAAATTGTGCATCATAAAAACTTTTTGCATTTTTGCTTACAAACATTTCTTCAGGTGCTATATTTTCTACACAAACACGACCTTCTCTTTTTGTTTTTACAATTTTTACATCGTGAACAACTTCTGTTCCTCTTTCTGCTTCAACTGTTCGTTCAATATCTTCTAAAATTTCTGTATCATCGTCCATTAACAACGATGTAAATTCTGTATCAGTTAAACCAACGTATTCTTCTTTATTTTCTTTTGTAATTTCTTTGTAGTAATGTTTTACAAAACCATTTTTTTGTAAAAGAGCATCTTTGAACATTGTGTAAAGAATCATAAAGCCTGGATTGTCTTTCATAAAAATATGATTGATATAATCCGTGCATTGTTCTGCAACTTCTTGATCTTCAGGACCTTGTGGGTCAAATTTTACAATTTGTTCTCCTGCTGTAAAGATACGAAGCAAGGAAGGAAGGATATTTTCAACAACTTCCAACACATCTTGCGTTACTACTTGGGAACGACCTTCAATTTCGTTACCATAGGGCTTTCCTAAATAGTATTTAAACGCAGTTCTACGTTCTGAACCAATATTTCCTTCAAAATAACCAATAGAATTTTCTAATTGTTGTCCTAGAAGTGCTAAAACTTCTGAATTTCGCATTTTAGCCATTTAATCTTCCCATTTTATGTGTATTGGCCCATCATCTGCGCCTGTAATTTGCTGTTGTGTCTTATCGCCATACACTTTTGGCACTAATTTACCTGCTGTCCAATGTGTATCATGCATTAACAACTTTAAAACAGCAGCTTCTTCTAAACCTACTTTGCCTTTACCTTGTTTTGCACGTTCTAACGTCTCTAATGCTTTAGCTCTATTGTCGCCAAGCATATATTCGATACCTTCTTGCTTACTTCTATTGTATTCTTCTTGAAATCCTTCTTTTTTTCGAAGCCAAGTACGAATAGTTTCCCATGTAGGCATATCCTTATCACGACAAATAGAACGAATAGACTCTCCATTCGCTAATCTATCGCAAATATTTGTTACCATTTGCTTGTTATATTTTGTTGGCATTACCATTATATTATTCCCATATTTCCATAATTAATTTTACTTTTAAAATCACTTGTTTCATTCATTCCAACTGCCATGTACCTAATGGCATCACAAGCATGTGAAGCCCATGAGTGTTTCGGTTTATCTAACAGTTGTCCTGTCTTATCATTTCTTTCCCATTGGTACTGACGCATTGCTTCAATACCTTGTTTACATTTATCTCTATCAAACCACATACGAGAAAAAATCATACGTGTTGCATTGATACCATCTATAACAGGTAACTTAGGAACGATTGTAAAATACAATCCTAAATTATTTGCTATTTCGTATCGTGACTTACCACTAGAGAGCTCTCGTTGTCGTAAATCATGTGGTCCGTAATGGTTTGAATATTGATACCCTTTTTGTGCTAAGACTTTCACATAATGATCTAAGCCCATTGAGGTATTTTCATAATAATCTATCAGGTGTATTCTATTGCCCACACGTTGAAAGAACCATATTGCTGTGGAGTCTCCAACACCCAAATCCCAAACAGTATCTACTTTATAAGTTTCATCGTATTCTATTTGTGTAATACGACCATCATCTTGTGCTTTTGTTAAAGACCTGGTGTAGATACCTCCCAAAACACCTGCATCAAAAGACACTTCAAATTCTTGTTCATACTGCTCTTCTGACATCATTTTACGAGCAGCTTCTAATTCATCTTTATCTATAATTCCTGTTTCACTTGCTTTGAACACAGCCGAATACCATTCATCAGGATTATTGACAGCATTGTCATACAAATCAAAAAATGCGTTATGACCTGCAGGAGTTCCTATCGCTATAAGCCACCCTTTTCTATCCGATAATGCAGGACGTAATACTGTCCATATATCAGGGGGCATCATTGCTATTTCATCTACGACTATTCCATCAAATCGCTGTCCACGTAAATTGTCGTATGAATCAGCACCAAACATTTGTATTGTTCTGTTACCTGGTAAGGTAACACGAAGTTCGGTGGTGTGATATTGAACACCTGGAATTTTATGCGTGTAATCTATGCAGTATTGCCATGCTGCTTGTTTTGCCATTCTGTACGTAGGGGCGATATATCCATATTTAGGACTTGGTAATGTATTGAGCATACATTTTTTTAATATCTCATTAAGGACCAAGCAGGTCTTCCCAAATCTACGATGTGCGACAAGCACATTCCACCTTTTTAAGTTCTTATGAACTTCAAGTTGATGTTTACGTGGCTTATACGGAATTATTATTTTTGGCATTAGCAAGGTGTCGATACATCGCATCTACATCGTCAGATTTAACTACTCCTTGGCCAGACTCATTATGCACTGGTGTAGGCTTATTCATTTCCTCAACCAGTTGTATAAACTCTTTTATAAATGGGTCAGATTTCTTCTTTTTCGTTTTTTCATTCATAAGTACCTTCGTTCCTCTTTTGTTCTTCTATGGTCAAATATAAGCCTTTTAGGGCTATATAAAGGGGGGGTCTAGTATGTGTGTGGGTCCCCTTGCAATCGTGTTCGTCCCATGGGGGTGTCCACCCTAGAAAATGGCGTAAAACAGCCATTATTAAAAGATCACATAGTAATAGACTAGATGATCTGTTTAAATATTCCTTGTATTCTCTATGTTTTTTAGTGTGTTTGTTTGTATTGGTACGCTTTTTGGTACACTTTCATTTTAAACAATAGCTTTTTATTCAATATTTATGCTTATTTAAGCCCTTATATAGATAATGTACTGTTTTGAGAAATAAAAAGCATTTAAACACACAAAACACCCTTAAAAATAAATCAAATAATAATAAAAAATAAGTAAATATATACTTGTTAAAAGACGTCTATTAATGTTAAAGGACGTCTATTATTATGTATTACAATTCTTATATTAAACGTATTAAATCTTCTATTCGTAGTGAAGATATTGATGAAACAATAGAAAATATAGAAGTATTACATAAACAGGTAAATGCAAGATTAAGAGATATTAGACGTAATACCAAATTGAAAAGGTTAAGCACTTTTCAGATTAATCAAATAAATAATTCTAGTATGGCCGATAATATATTACAGGCGTTTAGCTTTGAACTAAATAAACATGGTTTAGATATTGTTTATGATTATTCTAATGAAAATTACATAGATAAAGAACATTCAGTTTATTTAGAAGATGTTGATGAATACACAAGCGAAGATAGTGATTATATTTATTGTGATGTCTGTGAGTCATATAATGAAAATGGATACAGGCCTGAAAATAGTGACAATTATTATTGTAATGATTGCTTTAATGAAAACACAAGTACTTGTGATCAATGCGGTTATTCTTATGCACATGAAGATAGCGAAGTAAGATATTATGAAGTAGCAGATCAAGATTATTGCTCAAGTTGTGCAGGTGATATTATAGGTTATTGTGATAATTGCGACTCTGAAACAATTAGACATAATGGCTGTGAAAATGAAGATTGTTATGAAGATGAAGAGGAAGATGGACGTTATATTAAAAATTATGGATATAAACCTGAACAATTATTCTTAAAATGTGAAAATGAAACAACTAATTTATTTTATGGCTTGGAAATTGAAACAGCCATAAGAACTAAAAACCCTCAAAATTACCATAGATTAGAAATAGCAGAAAAAACACTAAATCTATTTAGTGATCGTGAGGTAATACTAAAAGAAGATGCTAGTATTTCTAATGGTTTTGAAATTGTTTCGAATACAGCTACTTTTCAATATCATAAGACTAAATTATGGGATAATTTTTTTGGTAGTGATATTAGAGATTATTTAAAATCATTCCACGACAAAACAACTGGTTTACATATTCACGCAAGTCGCAATTTTTATACAAAATCAGATATTGGTAAAATTGTTGTTTTTTTAAATCTTCCTTACAATGTTAAATTTATAACAAAATTAGCAGGAAGAAATTATAATTCTTATTGTAAGCATAACCCTGATAAAAAGGTAACTGATTATGATAAGGACGATAACAGAACAGACGCCTTAAACCTTACCAATAGAAAAACTATTGAATTTAGAATATTTAAAGGCAATTTAGCTGAAAATTCTGTGTTTCGTTATTTGGAATTTGTTGATTGTTTAAGCCATTTTGTCAAAGAAATAACACTTCAAACAAATAATTTAAAATTTTGGCACTTTGTAAAATATGTTTATGAGAAACCAGGAAATAAGAAAAGATATAATAATCTTTATACATGGCTAAAAGTTAATGGGTTTTTTGATGTTCTCAATTCAAAAATTTATTTCATAAAAAATCATAATATTAGAAAATCAAGAAAAATAATAGCGGAAGATCAAATTTCAAGATTATCCGAGAGGTATTCAAATGAGTAATGAATTTTTTTTAATAATTATTTCATTTAATATTTTATGCTTTTTAATCGTTCAATGGGTAAATTTTTAATGGGATGGGATTATTTTCTATTGCTGTTAGTTTATATTGCACCCATTTTAATATTTTGGATTAGTAAGTAATATGTGTTTAATAATGTATTCTAAAAACCCTCTAAAAATATCTTTTGATGATATGGAACAGGCATTTTCAAGTAATAAAGATGGTTTCGGCTTAATGTATGTTAAAAATGATCGTATTATATTTAAAAAAATACTTCCTCAAAAATTTGATGAAATAGTAAATTTATATAATATTCATAAAACACAAACAAAAGAAATAGCCCTTCATTTTAGATTTAAAACACAAGGTTTAATAAATCATTCGAATTGCCACCCTTACAAGATTTTAACAAGAAAAGAACACAATAGAGATACTTTTCTAATGCACAATGGGGCATTGTTGCCTATTCCAATATTAAACGATAAAAAAAGCGATACACACCAATTTATAGAATATTATTTAAGAAATATTTTAATAGATAATATTGAATATCTTAATAATAAAGAATTTAAGGAATTAATAAGCGATTTTATAGGTAATGACAAATTACTAGTTTTGGATAGTGTTTTTAATAAATATACTATTTTTAATCAAGAATTAGGATATTTTGAGAATAATACTTGGTATTCTAACAGTTATTTTAAAACCAAAAAAAGCAAAGTTAGTAAAAAAATTGTTGTTAATTCTAATTATAATCAAGATACTTTTTT